GTATTCTACCGGCATACGGCTTACAATGGATGGATGTAACCTTTACTTTTGTACTTAGCTTTTAGGAGTTAAAATATGTCCTATCCACAGACGCAAGTTCCTAACACGATGCATACCGTTTGGTATGCACACTCCATACACGTGAATGGTGTGGAAATCGGATCGTTCCAGAGATTGTCGATCAAACAATCAAGGGATACCGAGCGTATTAGAGAGATTCTTTATAGTAGAGGTGCGGAAGTTAAAGAAATCGTGTGGGGTGGGGTCAACATTACCCTGGACATTACCAGGGTTGAGATGTACAACAAGCAAATATTCCAAGCGTTTGGATTAGAATTTTTCAGCCTAGAAGATTTTAATCAGCCGGTGGACATTACCGAGATGCAGTTCAATCCTAATAACAACGGGAAGCGTATCATTACTTATAAGGACGCTGTTGCATCTGACGTTTCAAAGGATGTTGATCTAGGTACGATCCATATTGCAGAGAGTATGACGTTCCAAGTGCGCACCATTCGCGGTCGTGTTACTTCATAACTGAGGATAGGAGGATAGCAAAAATGTCTAATATATCTAAGACTGTTAAACTGATTGCTCAAAAAGTTTATCAAACTAGCGAACCGTTTGATTTTAACGATAGAGATGAAGTTACTGAAGAAGACATTAAACAAATGGGTTACGTTCCTGGCGGAAAATTGTATGTAGCAGAAGACGATAGCTCTATTTTTGTTCTACTGACAAATGATGGTTATGCTATTTCATTAGTATATGATTAAATTTTTTTACGACCACGCTACGAGGATTAAAAAATGACGATGGAACCTGAAAAGCAAGATTTACACTCATCTGTTGATTTACCTGATACGCCCGATAATCGAATACCGATCTTAGAGGATCTATTTTATTTGGGGTACACTACCTCCGATAAAATAAATATATATAAAAAGGACAAATCGGAAATTAATGTAATTTTTAGAACAATTACGCCAGTAGAACATAGAGACATCTTTGAATATATGACCAATTTCTCTAGCACAGAAGCGCGTCTAATAGTAGAGAAAATGGAGATACTTGCCAGGGCCATTAAGACTATCAACGATATGCCATTGGTGTTGGATGTATCTGAAAGGGAGAGATTTAAAAAAGATCATGATAGAGATCCATCCCCACTTGATCAAGCAAGACATATCGTTTCTGAAAAGATTAAATCGGTATATGTAATCGATGCTCTGTTTGAAGCATATACTAAGTTTGTTGATGAAGTAAGAGAATCATTTGAAGATATTAAAAAAAAATAGAACAATCTGAATACCTAAAACAAGATTTGGCAATAATAACATACTTCAAAATCCTGCCAACTGATGATAGATACCGCAACCTAAATTTAGCTCAGAAACTTGTGATATTGTCTGCTATAGGTGATTACTATGGCGGCATAGGAGATTTGATTAACGTGGGATTCAAAAGAATAGATTCATATTTTGGTGGTGGAACCGAAAGTAATGATGAGTATGTACATGAAAATGCTTTCTTTGAGCAGCAGAGCTATATAGGTAAACAAACGGGGAAGATGCAATCTCCACCAGCTTTGAGAGAGGCCATAGAAGAATTTTATGAGTCGGAGAAGAAACGTGCACAACAGGAAAGTAATCAGGAGACACTAGGCTAATGGCTGGCGACGTTTTTGATCCTATATCTCTGAGAAGCGCTCAAGAGGCGATATCGAGTATACGTATGGATGCTTCGCGTACCGCCGAAGAGATGCACGATATTGATCGGGCTATGAAGGAGGTAGCTACCACCAGGGCGCGAATGGAGGAATTAAGGATTTTAGATCCTGCCTCAGCCGCCGACGCGTTAAAAATGGTTGGCGAGATGGAAAGGAAAATGCTGGCGCTGAATGTGCCGTATGCAAAGTTGTTGGCTATTCGTAAAAATGAAAAGGAAATGATAACCAAAGAAGTAGAAGAGATGAGTAAATTAGTAAAGGCCAGTGAAAGAGAGGAAAAATCGCAAGGACGTATAGGACAATTAATAAAGGGTAAAGCAAAACAGGTAGGTGGATATGTATCAAATATGGCCGGAGTGCAGTTATCGTTAGTGGGTATCATAGCTCTGATTATTGAGGCATTAAATATTACAAATCGCATTAGTGCTATGAGTCAACAAATATCAAACCAGTGGGGTACTGGCAGTAAGCATCTTGCAGGATCTAATAAACTTATATGGCAGATCCGTACTGGATTTAAGAAATCGTTTGATGAAGCTGGGCAATATAATAAATCGTTAGCCGAAGCAGGATATAGTTATGAACAACTTAAACATATCTCGTCTGAGATGCTGGCCATACAATATGCTCAGGGCCAGGCCATAGGCGATCAAGTAGCCAAAACGAAAGATTTAATAAATAATTATGATAAGACTGACGAGTCCTCGCAATCGTTTTTATGGGCTGTAAGGCAGGCGTCAACGGAGATGCGCGGAAAAGGCGGGACAGTCATGAGCATGGCCGAAATGGTAAATTCGACCATGAAATTGGCAGATATGACCAAAGTATATAATACAGATTTGTTGGGTACTACTGCTCTATTTAATACCCTGGCGAGTAAGAAATTGGCTGATAGAATCGGTTTAGGTAAGGTACCGTTGGAAGTCAGGAAATCGATAGCCAGTACGATAACGGGAATGTCTCGCGATTTGGAGGATGGTTGGAAGGCTGCATTGGGGAAAGGTGCTACAGTAGCTGAAAAAATATTAGATTTTGAGAAGATGACAGATCCGAAGAAATTTAAAAGAATGGCCGAATTTATTACTGAGCAGACTTCCAAATTTTCTGGGGATATGAAAGAAATAGCCACTCGTAATTTACTAAAAGAATTTGGTTTTGCTAGTAAGGAATCCCAAAAAGTAATGGCTGAAGCATTTATCAAAGGTGGTTTTAGTGGATCTGCTCTGGAAGGTGTGATGCAGGTTATACGAGAACAACGAGCACATTTAGAAAAATTGGAACGTGATGCCCCAGCACAAATATCTAAACTAGTAACACAAGGCAAACAATTGGCTTCCAATTTGACATCATATCAAGATAAACTTAAGCAGTGGGTGATGAACAACGTTGTATCTGTAATAAAGGATATTAGAGATTGGCTAAGAGGAACAGATAAAAAACCAACTACCAAGGAAATAGTTGTTACAGAAAAGGCTAAGGAAGCGGAGCTTTTACATAAACGCACACGAGAAGCGTTACCGCAGGAGGAATTTGCGAAAAGTTCTGAATTTATGCGTCATTTGAGATGGTCGGACGTAGTTGATGAAATGATGAAAACGAATCAAAGAGAAGCTGAGAAATATACAAAAGCTATGGTATCTGGGCAAACTGGAATTACTGCTAGACAGGTTTTTGCTGAAAGTGAAGCCCGTCGTTTTAAGAGTGTAGCTACAAAAGATGAGTTTGGAAGAGTGCTTGATATGATTAAAGGGAGTGCTGTTCAAGAAGCAATTGTTGAGATGGAAAGAATAATTGATCTGCATGAGACTGCTGGTAGACAAATAAAAGCACCCGATGTTGTTCCTCCTTACCGCAAAGTTGGAGGTAAACCATAATGTCAAAAGCTGGTGAAATAGCCAAGACTGCTTTCGATTTATTGACCCCAGACAGTCAGACGGAAAGGTTAACTTTTCGTAGATTTAAAGGTGATGCTTTATCCAGGGCCGCAGAAAACGGTACAGATATATCTAATGATGATGTTGAAACGATAATATTAAAGGTCAATCCACAAGAGATAGCCTATACTGAACCAAAGATTATTCAAAAAGTACAAACCAACGCACCTGGCAGATTTGTTATATTTGATTGGGGTACGGATCTGATCTCCATGGCCATTTCTGGCAGTACCGGCAATTTATTGCCCGGTATCGTTCAATCTGGAACTAACCCACTCAGCGACGTGGTTACGGACATAGCTTTGAAGATTAAACCAGACGCAAACATCGGTAACGCTGTTGGTGGTGGTGTTACATCATATGCACAAAATCTGCTTTTGGGTAGCCTTACTTATCACGAATTGTTGGAAATGTCACCAAAATATAGACTGTTTAAGAGATTGGTAAATCTATATAGGCTATTTGACGCAGATCAAGACGTGTTGACGTTGGAGATGGGCGATCTAATCTACCGTGGGTATTTTTCCAACTTATCATTTTCGCAGACTGCAAATAGTCCATGGAATTGGAAATATAATATTACTTTTGTATCGTTAGCATCGTTAACTGACGGTGCTGTGCGCGGTGATGATTCTTTTCCTCAGAATGATTATATAGTTGAATCATGAAAAACACTATAGCAAAAAGTATTCTAATGGACATTTTTCAGGAAGGTATGGATTGTGGTCCAAACTTTGATCATAAGCAATATTTTAAATATGTAAATAAATCATACTCACAGTTCGTTAACGGTAGTTATGCTCCTAGACTGTTACCGCGTGAAACGTATAATCCTGATATAAAAGTAGTAATTGATTTCACGCATCAGTTTGTGTTAAACACTGATGACCAACAGAAAATATTTCTACCAGGTTGGGGTAAACCTACCCAATATACTGGAAAACGAATAGTTTCAAAGGATAACCTTAAACATTTTGCTACTGAATTAATTAAATTTTTTTCGTATTATTTTGATTATGTATTGTCATACGGGAAAAGTAACAATCTACAGTATCTTTTAAACAGAATTAATAATATGAACTCTGAAGAAGATGATATACTTCCTTTTATTAATAACATAATGAATTATTTTTTGACAAACGTTACAATTGAGAGGTCGCGTGATGCGATAGGTTCATGTACTATTACTCTCAGAGACAACCCAAATTATAAAAATGGCGAAAAATATAACATCTTTTTGAATAAGACACAAAATATCCTAAACCAACTGTTTGTTCCAATGTTGCCTGTAATGGTATGGGCTAAAGGTAGGCTCTACAAGGATTGGTATTTTCCGATTTTTGATGGTTATATCGTTTTTACGTCTCCGGCCAATAGTGGCGGTTTTACTACTCTAACTATGACCTGTAAAGATTCCTTAGAGTTAGCTAAAATCAGCCAAGAAATGGTTAACCCGTCAATAATTATTATAGAAGAATTTAGAAAACAGCAAACCTTGAATATATTTTCTAAACCGTTTTATGGTTTGGATCACATGACTATTTTTAATACTATGTTCCACGGCGGTAATGTGGTCTATTCAAAAAGTGGTGGAAAAATACTTAATACGGATGATACTGATAAAATCAAAAAAATCAATAAGCTCGACCACGATAGAGGCGATTATCTTAATTTTACGTCCTTGGGCAATTATGGTTATGCGATGCAGGATGCACGCATGACACCAGACAAACTTTCAGAATCAAAAGTAATACACAAAGATGATTTAACTACTAAAGAAATGATTAGACGTGTATCGCATACTAGAAGGCCGAGATATACGTCTTATTGGGGTGAGAAGATTACTCCATATAGGATTTTTGATTTTCAATCTTGGAAACCGTACACTTCTGATTTTTCCAGTAGACTTGATGTATTAAGGCAATCGGCAGGACTAGTGTATTATGAGTTATATGTTGATGGGTATGGAACAATCCAAAGTCACCCAATGCGGTTAGCTAATGACTATCTAATATGGGATACTATTTATGATGTAGGTGGTGAGGAAAGCAAACACAGAAACATTTTCCCTGGTTCACAAGTGGTTGGCCCCGAAGAAACGACCGATGTGAGTACTAATCTTAACGTAGATGAATTGGTAACTTTTTTAAGATTAGTTGGTCACCACGAAGTGATAAAATCAGATGTTGTAAATAAGACCCAATTGGTTGGTAGTGCTATTGATAGGCGGTTTATGGAACGTTATGGATATAGAAGAAAAGAAATTAACAACCCGCTTTTTGGTTATAATACAAATATACGTGATTTTGATGGTAGTAATATTCCGTTCATGAATTTAGCCGCTAGATCGTTTATTAAATTTATGAACGCTGAGTTGTATACCCGAACCGCAACATTGATATTTAGGCCGGAAATGGAAATAGCTTCACCAGTAATTTTTACAAACGATAACAACGTGTTCTATGTAAGATCTTTATCTCATAGTATTACCATTGGTGGGTCAGCATCAACTATCATTAACTGTAATTATGGTCGTCAGGATGGGGAATTGCCCCCAGATCTAGCTAACTATATGTTAATATCTGAGAAAATGTTTAAAACTAGTGGTGTTTATACCCCCGCCATTGGCGAATTGATAGGAGACAGTAGAAAGCGATACGTAGAACAAGAGAAAGACAAATACGCTGTAATGTCAAATGAGATGTGGGCTGATATAGAGAAAAAAGAAGCACAACTGGAACAACTTAGTGTTAAAAAACATAACAAAAAGAGTAAAAAGAAAAAGGAAAGGAATAAAAAGGGTGCTGATGATAGGAGTAAGACGAAGGATGCTAGAGATGCTACGGAGTTACAGAAATCTGTTGAATCGTTGGCAAAATTATTTGGATAAGGAATCAGTTAAATGAAAGTCCATATGGTTACAGTAGTTGCTACTAATCTTGAGGATCGTTTATTGAGAGTACAAGTACACGGAACTGAGAGACATATTGATGATGTAATTATGGTAACTGATCCAGGTAGCTTTTCTTTTCCTAGAAAATATGATCAGGGTTTGGTAATAGAAGATGATGTTCGTTCTTTCTATGTCGGAAAAATTGAATTTGGGTTTAAGGATAAGGTTGATGGGAATGTACAAGATAAAGAAACTGGAGTAAACATACTAGCTAAATTAGTAAAAGAGGGGGAGATATATTTATCAAATCTCACCAAACGTGTATGGTTGAACATATCAAGAAGTGGTGACTTTTCGTTAATGAATGGACTTGGAGAAGGATTACGTTATTTTAGACAGTATAGATTTCTTCGTTTAACTTCAATGTTTACTAATATTTTAAATAATGGAGTTAACGTGTTTCTTGGATCTGTGGTACGCGATATACCGGCAGTTGGGAAACAGGTAATACCTAGTGATGCCGGTCCTACGATACCGTCGATTGAGGCTCTGATTAACGTATTCATTGAGCCATTGAAAATTAGGTTAGCCAGATTGCATTTAGGACATGTTAAAAACGATTTGGGTATTGATGAATTTGGCAGTTTTGGGGCTAGGGTAAGAGGTATAATGGAAGTTTGCAACCCTGCCGGTGTATCAATGGCATCCTTGAAATTTGATGAAGCTGGGAATATTGAATTATCATCACTGCCGCCTGGCACAGTAATGATTGATGGTAATGTCATATCTGGTATATTGTTAGGGGGGTTTGGTGCAGTGCAATCGGCTGTCTATGGAGATTTGTTAGTATCCTGGTTGTTGGCACACACACATAACTCATCTGTTGGTCCGACCAGTGTACCACAATTGACGCCTGGGTTTAGCGCTGCACTGACGGAATTACTGAGTAAAAAGGTTAAAATAGGCTAATGTTAGACATAGATATATTAAAAGCAGAACTTAACAAATTGTTTAATCCAGATAATCCTGGTTTTGTTGGGTATCCTGCTGATATATTAAACGTAGCTATTAATTGGGCGAATGCGTATGATGCATACGCGCTGTCTGCTCAGGATCAGAGTAAGGATTCGATAATCAGTGCCAATAAAGCCGGATTTCAAACTGGATTGGAGTCGTTACCAAATGCCAATATTGGAACGGCAGAGTTAAGTGCGTTGGCCTTTGAAACAGCGTTTGTTAATTATTGGACTGGTGGGGTATTTGCAATCGGTAAACTCCCTGAATTTGGTGTCGGCGGTACGGGGATATTCAGTATTGAAACTACTAGTCTGGTAATATCGGTCGTTCCTAGCATGATGTACAACCAAGTATTGCCGGTATTTAGTACGATTAAACCGTCATTGATTGATACTGTTGATGCCATTGCCCAGGCAATGCACAATGCTACTATCGGTGTAATAGTGACTATTACTGGGTTGGATACATCACTACCAACACCTGTACCAATCGTATCCGTAGGTAACATATCATGAGTTCTCTATGTTATCGGCAATCATCATTGCAAAGTTGGCGATATTGATAGTTTCCGGCACCATTTGCTGTGTATGCATATAAGTAAATTCGAGTTTAAGTTTATTAATTTTTTGTTGAAGTTGTTCCATCAAATAACTAATTTTTTCGTTTCTCCACCCACCTTTATGATCATTTAATTGTAATTTATTCTCCATCCTTATCGCAAATTGCTGTACAGGTGGTCTACAATTCATAAGCTCCTGCGAAAGTTTGTTCATTTTCTGCCCCCTATATTTCCTAATAATCTGTGTATAAGTGACTCAGTTTTAAGTTTTGATCCGTACATAAATCCTGAGGCGCTGTAGTGTCCTCCACCTCTTAGCCTTTTGGCTATTTCACTGACATCCACATTTTTTGATCTTAAGGAACATCTATTCCATGAAATGATAGCTACATAGTCTATTTCGTTATTTAGTTCTAACGCCGCATTCCCAATTTCAGAAATATACTCATTTGTTGTAACTGTTACATATTTATTACCTAGTCCATCTTTGTGTATTTTAAAGTGTTTTAATTGTTTATCAATTGTTTCTTTGATGAATAGTTCTTTTTTGTCATCTAACACTTTCATAAAAGTTTTATATATAGTTTTGTCAGCATTAATATCACTGCTGAAACTGTTCACGAATTTTTCCATCCCAACAAACCTAAGCAAATCGTTTAAATTTTCTCCTCTATTTCTATACTCAGAACCCAGCAACCACATGTCCCACGCGTTGACGGATTTACAAAAATTACTTACACTGTCATCTATATCGTTATTTCTACTTAGCCATTCCAAAAATAGTGATGTGCCGCATTTTGTTTCGTCAAAAATACTCCATTTGTACTTGTTTAACCATTTTTTCGTTTTATGGTGGTCAATTAATACAATATCGTCGAAACCGTCTAAGTATCTACATACTTCAATTGACGGAGCTATATCTGTTATTATTGTAGTTTCGTTTTTGTTCAGACTTCTAGCTATGCCATCTATCGATTCGTATGAACAGTATACAATACGATTAATGTTTAAAAAGCGTTTTGCTAATACTGCGCAGCCTGCGCCGTCCAAATCGTTATGAGTGATCATGATCATTCCATTTTTGTACTTTTTCGCGTGATTTCTGTAAATGTTTTTAACTGGAATATACTAAGATAGCCATTTGATTAAAAGAGGGCAAAGGAAATATCCTTTCTAACCTCTCCAATACATGCGGAAATGTACACGCGCATTTATTAAAGCTACGTGTTGGGTGGTATTATTTAACTGTTTTGACTGGTGTATATAACGACTGTGTATGCGAATTAATAGAATTGTTCGGAGGAACAAAGACAGAAATAGTATCTCTGATTACAACGACGATTGCCTTATTGCAAGCGTTAGAAATACAAATTAAATTGTACTCCAATTTTAACGGTTTGGTCGATGAGGCAAAGAAAGCTGGATTACAGGTGTCACTGGGTATAATAGAAGCATCAGTCGCAACGATTGAGGCTCCATTTAATGCGTTACTGAGTAGGAGCAAACTGCTATCGGATTGTGATCCGGTTAATACTTTTTCAGCAATTATAAAGAACACTGAGGACAAAATCTTACAACCGGTGGAAGATATGAGGTACGACGTAGAACAGCTAATAGCAGCTATCGAGGATCAAAAGAGTGAGGTTGAAACCATTGAGAGATGGATTAAATCGTTAGAAAAACTAAGGGATGCACTCGAATTGTGTGGTGAGAGCTGATGGCTGATATTCCTTTTCAGACTGACATAAAAGTAACTATAAGAGATGATAGGATGACTATTCAGTTATCGCCTACCGGTGATATACAATTAGTTGACGGTCACCAAAAACTGATGTCACAATTACTTAGAAGTATTGCAAATGACGAGACTTCTAAAAGAGTATTGAATGTTAACGTAAAATCTAGAAATCTTACAGCATATATAAATTTAATCTTGCGTGCTTTTAAACAGGTTCAAATAGACGAAGTAAAAAAGATAGATTCGAGTTTGTCTGGGTACGCTATATATAGAAAATCCTCATCTACTGACGAATCGTATAGCTTAGTATCCTCAAAATCAGTTACGTGGAAATTTGTAGATAATAATCTGGAAAACGGTATTGTGTACAATTATGGTATATCAAAAATATACGAAAACGTCTTTGAATCGTCTTATATAGACAAAATACAAATTGCACCGTCACATCTCAATCAGTCGGTAGTTATTGGTACGCACACAGCCGCCATATCGGGTGACGGCTTAGTTGCATTCTATGTAGACTTTAATAGAAAATTTAAGAAATCGGAATTGTTGAATGAGATCATATCCATTAGTCCAAAAATGGACGACAACGAACCCAGGAAATATAGTGTCGATATTCAGATAAAAGATCTAAGCCGTAACATTGGCAGTATTTCAACCAGAAGGTTAATATAATGAGTATAAAATCGTTAAATACGTTATTGCAGGAATTAAGAACCTTTCTTAGGGCATACAACGATGGGGTTGATACTAGTGATAACAGTCTTATTAAAGATATAATACTTCGTCCGTATATGATCGGTGGTGAAGGTATTCTTGATCAAGTTGAAATAGCACGTAATCTGCATATTCTCTCTGATCTAGAAGGCGGTGATCTTGATAACGAAGGTACAAATTATAAGAAAGAGAGACTATCGGGCGCGTATGCTACCGTGGTGTTGACTTTTTATGCTAACGTAAAACCTACTTCTGACATTGTAATATCGGCCAACTCGCAAGGATCTACGGCTGGCACGGCTTTTGTATCACCTATTTCGTTTAGCACTTTCGCTGAGGCTCGTTTTTCTACAAGTGATATTGATTCATACTATTCTTATGATAGAGACAGATATGAATTTCCTGTAACTGCCATCTGCACTGAAATAGGATTAGCTGGCAACAACGCGTCTGGTACGATTGTTAATATAAACAGTAATATTTCTGGCATTGATGGCGTTACTAATCTTACTGCTTCAACCGGTGGTTTAGATGAGGAAATAGATGATGATATTAGAACTAGAATTCAGTTAGCAAAATTAGGCCGAGATCTCAATACCGTTAACGGCTTGAAGTCGTTTTTAAAGGATGTCGGTTTTATTGATTCTTACCCAGTTAGAGCAGAAAACCCGCAGTCTGAACGTCAGGGCATTGACGTGTTTGTAGTAACCCCTTCCACTGCGGTAGCCGTTGATACGTTTACATATGATCCATCTGTAAACCGTTATTATCTAACAAAGCGCCCTGCGCTGGAAATTACGTCCGTAGTTGGTTCCAATAAGGGTACACTTGGTAATAGTGATTTTGACGGTAATATTGATAATAGTTCTAGCATTCGTAGATCGATATATGCTATGGACTATATCCACATAAGGGCATCGGCTGGGTTGATAGTTGGTGAACAGATCACCGTTACCTATAACTACTCACCATTAATAATCAACACTCAAAGTTCGCTAAACGAAAATGATAACGATATATTAACCGCAGATCCATTGTTGAAACGTGCATACCCATTATATCTTTATATTTCGGCAAAACTAGCACTAAAAGCAAATGCTGATGGTGCTACTGTTCGTAGCACGTGCAAGAACGCCATAGCCCAATACGCGGCAAATTATCGTCTTGGTGGCGATCTACAGAAAAGTGATTTGGTGGTGGTGCTGCAAAACGGTTATGGGGATTATTCAATTACTATGGTCGATGCCGTAGTAATTAATGATTACTATTTAAAAGGAGAGAGCGGTACAATATATATGCCAGTCAATGAAGTGATTGATGTTAACGAAAAATCTTTTGTTCAATACGGGAGTGCAACGATAGTGTAAAATGGCTGCGTATACGTCTATAGCTAACGGTTGGTGGGATGATCATAATATTTGGGATGATGGTGGCGGTGCGCCATCTGGCCCCCCTGGTGATGGTGATACTGCTACTGTGAATCATATAGTTGCTATTCGTGGGAATGTAACTATCGGAACCGATGCTGGATCTGCTGTGGTAGCAATTCAAATAAGCGATAAGTTAAAATGGGGAGATCCTGATAATGAGTTAGGCGGTGGCGCTGTTCCTGTTAGTGGTAATTGGACGCTAAAATTAAAGGGACAAGTAAATATAGCTGGTGGTGGTGAATTTCAAGTAGGGACTGATACTGATCCTATCCCTACTGCGTTCATTGCTACTGTTGATATTGGTCAAACACATGAACACGCCATAATCAATAATGGTACTTTCCGCGTACATGGCTATCCATCACATCATATGGCTGCTGCTGATAAACAGCGCAGTCAGTTGGCTGCTGATGCGGCTGCTTTAGCTACTCAAATTCGAGTTCAGGTCCCAGTTGATTGGGAGGCCGGTGACATTTTATGGCTAGCTACTGGTGGAGACAAAACACAGGCTCCTACAGGCAATGAGAAGGTGACTATTGCTAATAAAGTAGACTCCTTTACATATAACCTTACTGCTGGTTTAGCTAACAATCATTTTGGTGGTGCCGATTATGGCGATATGGTAGTGCACGCATCTAGGAATGTGATATTCACTGGGCAGAGTAGCATGCAGGGGTTCTCAATCCACAAGAGTGATAATAGTGGTGCTACTATATTTGATGTCAACTGGTGCCGATTCAAATATGGTGGCACGAGTGTAGACTATGCTACAATCAG